GTTTAACTTTGACCGCAGCAACAAATGTTATTTATTATGCAAACGATTTTAATTTAGAGACAAGAGTACAGTCGGAGGACAGGTGTCATAGAATAGGTCAGAATAAATCAGTAACTTATGTTGATTTACTTTGTCGAGGTACAATTGATGAGTACATTGTAAAATCTTTAAAGGCTAAGATTAATCTTGCGAGTGCGTCATTGAACGAAGAAGTGAGGAAGTGGTTGGATCTGTCTCCGAAAAAGGTTTAGTGGAAAATTGATATGGATGTAGCTCAACTCGTTTTGTTTCTATGTCCACATAAAGAAGTCTAATACCTAAACTTAATTGTCTCGATGTTAATGTCCTAGAGATAATACTACCATCTTTTCTTCGACCTACTTTTTTAACATCAAAGAAAAACCATTGATGACCAGGAGCTAAAGCAATTAAGTCCACTGGTCCTTGCTCAACGAAAGGAGCGTAAACGAAACAATTTTGAGATAATAACCATTCGGCTGCGATAAGTTCGCACCTTTTACCAAAGCCATTTCTTGTATCTAACATGCAATTCCTTGTTGATAGTTATAAGTAATTGCTGTAATACTATATTAAGATATTTTAAATACAAGGAGAAAATAATGGAGTTCAATAAAGGAGAGTTACAAGTTTTAGAAAAAGCCGTTGGGTATTTCTCTGATCTTGTTTTAACTGAGGGTAAAGATTTTCATAGCCCGGATGAATTGGTAAATCTGTATAAATTAAAAGAGATAATGGAAAGAAAAGGTGGACCAAATATGCACGGTAGTAATGAAGTAAAACATTTATATGACGCAATGCAAAGTGAAAGGGAAATCAATGCCAAGAACATGGAAAGAAAAATATAAGACGGTTGCAATACCAATGGAGAACTATGAAATGCTATCAGAAATAGCTGAAGATGAAGGAAGAAGTTTAACAAGGCAAATCTCTTGGTTAATAAAAAAAGCATTTGAGAAAAAAACTGCTTGACCAACTTATTGCAAGTAAGTACAATCAGATTTGCTAGACAGGGCAAGCTTCCTCTTCCCCTGTCTAGTAATTAAAGCCGAAGGGCAGAACTTTTAAAAAGGAGAAGTAAAGATGAGCGAGTTATTTGAAACGATTGTTGCAGATGCGGGTGCGTTTGATGAAGTTAACGCCAAAACTGGGAGTGAATTATCTTCCCTTATTCGTAGTAGTCAACAACTCTCCACTCAAATAAAAGATGCTGAACAACATCTTAAAGACCTTAAAGCAATGCAAAATAAGGTCGATACAGAATCCATCCCAGCAGTTATGCATGAGATGGGTGTAGACTCTGTTACTGTAGACGGTAACAAAGTTGAGTTAAAAGCCTTTGTTCACGCTAGTATCCCACAAGATAAACGTGAACAGGTTTTTGGTTGGCTTCGATCAATTGGCGAAGGAGACATTATAAAGAATGATGTCATCTGTAGTTTTAGCATGGGGCAAGATAACCTTGCTAAATCTATTATTGCTGATCTCGAAGACAGAGGAGTTAACCCACAATCTAAAACGCACATCCATCCGATGACGTTGAAGTCTTGGGTTAAAGATCGCATTGAAGCAGGGAAAGATATTGATCTTGACATGTTCGGTGCTTACGTTGGAACTAAAGCTACTACTAGAAAGGTATAAGATAATGAGTACAAATAATCAAGTAACAGAGAAGAAAGAAGCAGGTTTACCTGCTAACCTAATGAGTGAGATGGTTGCCGATTCAGGAGTTGGTCTTGATAATGTGACGGCTGATGATATGCAGATTCCTTTTCTTAGGATTCTACAAGCGTTATCCCCACAGTTAATAAAGACTAACTCAGGCTATATTAAGGGAGCAGAACAAGGAGATATCTTTAACACAGTTACCCATCAGGTATGGAAAGCTGAAGATGGAATTCTTGTTGTACCATGTTATTTTGAACAAAAGTTATTAGAGTTTGTTCCTAGATCGCAAGGCGGTGGATTTATACAAGAGTTAAAGAAGACGGATCCAAATGTTCTTGCGGTGCAGAAAGACAAAGAGACCGGCATGGACATGTTGCCTAGTGGTAATGAACTTGTTCGTACAGGGCAACACTATGTCAAGATCCTTAACGATGAGCTTGGCATGTTGGAACCTGCTATAATTGACATGAAGAAAACTCAGATGAAACGATCTAAGATTTGGGTTACACAAATGTCAATGCAGACTATTAAATTACCAGATGGTTCAGCTAAACCTGCACCTATGTTTTCAACCAAATGGAAATTGAAAACAGTTGCTGATGGTAATGACAAAGGTTCTTGGTATTCATGGCAGATTGAGAAGATCGGATTAGTCGATACTCTTAGTATGTACAATGAGTGCAAAGAGTTTCATGCTAATGTATCAAGTGGAGCCGTAAAATCATCTGCCGTTACTGATGACTTACCTTCTGCTAATACAGTAAACGAAGACGAAGTGCCGTTTTAACTGACAAGTTTAGAGCAGGGTCTTTTTTGGATATTATTCCCTGCTCTAATTCTTTAGGAGAGGAAGAGTTAAGATGGATAACGTACAACGATTAATGGATGTGTTCGAGGGTTTTAGTGATGCCCATGGACAGACTAGAATATCTGCTGAAAGAAGAGCGGGTAAACAATCAGCTAATTCTTATATAAAGAGAACTCCTTTAACACAAGAACTCGTCAATGGTCATTTGACAGGTGTTCTTGGAGTAGGCTCAATACCAATCAATGAAAATAATCAATGCAAGTTCGGTGCTTTAGATATTGACATCTATCCTTTGGATCATGTTGCATTAGATAAACAACTTAGAAAATTAAAGATACCTTGTGTTGTATGTCGGAGTAAGTCTGGTGGTGCACATATATACTTTTTTATGACGGAATGGATGAGTGCAGGAGAGTTTAGAGACAAGGCATCAGAGATAGCTTCAGTCATAGGTCATGGTGGTTGTGAGATTTTTCCTAAACAAGAAGAGATATTAGTTGAGCGTGGAGATGTAGGTAACTTTATTAATCTTCCATACTTTGACCATGAGATGACAACAAGATATGCTTTTAAAGAAGATGGCGAATCAGCTACGTTAGAAGAATTTTTAGATATAGCCGACCAAAGGAAAGTAACTCCTAGTGATTTTAATAAACTACAGGTTGGAAGTAAACAGACGGAACCTTTCCCAGAAGGTCCACCATGTTTAAACGTCATGGCATTGAGTGGCATTGGAGAAGGTGGACGTAATTCTTCTCTATTTAATTATGCAACTATGTTTAAGAAAATGGATCCCGATAATTGGAAAGCTTTATTAGAAAAGTTTAATATAGAATATTGTTCTAATCCTTTATCAGCTTCAGAGATTGTCACGATTCAATCTCAATTAGAAAAGAAAGAATATTTCTACACATGTAATCAAGAGCCATTAAAGTCTCATTGCAATAAATCTTTATGTAAGAGAAGAAAATATGGCATAGGAACTACGACTGATGTTGTGGAGATAACAGGTCTGTCTATTGTCAAGTCGGAACCAAGGGTGTTTTTTGCTGACATGGATGGTAGGCGGTTAGAGTTAACGAGTTATGATTTACAATCTCAAGCTAAGTTTCAGATAGCTTGTCTTGAGCAACAAAATTTTATGCCACCACGAGTTAAGGAAGACGCTTGGCAGATATTGATTAATGGTTTGTTATCAGAGGCTAATGAAATAGAGGTTCCAGAGGAATTGACATATAAAGGTCAGTTCTTAGATTTATTAGAATCATTTTGTCATGGTAGGGTTCAAGCTGCATCAGCAGAGGAATTATTGTTGGGTAAGCCTTGGGTTATGGAAGATAATGTTTATTTTAAGATAGATTCTTTTGTAGATTTTTTAAGACAAAAGAATTTTACACAATATTCTAAAGGACAAATACAGGAACGTATAAAGGAAATGAATTCTGGGGATAAATGTAATGCGTCTAAACATTTTAAAACAACAAATGGTGGATGGAAATCAATAAGGGTATGGTGGGTTCCAGACATGAAAGAGCAGGTTGACATACCTAATGTAGAAATTGAAGAAGAGGTGCCTTTCTAATGGAAACAAGTATATTTGGACCACCCGGAACAGGGAAGACAACTAAGTTATTACAGATAATTGAGGATGCTATAGCTGATGGAATTCAACCAGATAGAATAGCTTTCTTATCGTTTACTAGAAAAGCTGCTCAAGAAGCTATTGACAGAGCCTGTGTAAAATTTAATCTTGACCCTAAATATTTTCCTCATTTTAGAACCCTTCATTCGTTGGCTTTTCGTTGGACAGGAATGAAGGCAGAGAACTTAGTTAAACCTGCTGATATGAGGTTCTTAGGTTTAAAGTTAGGTGTTAAGTTTAATAAAGAAGAAAAAACTAATGTTGACGATGGCGATTTATTTGCTCCTGGGTCAACTGATGGAGATAAGTATTTTCACATAATGCAAATGTCTAAATTAAAAGGAACTCCTTTATTAAAAGAGTTTGATGCTTTTAATGATACAACTTTACATAGAAGTTACGTTACTGTAGTAGAAAAAGCTTATGGTGACTTCAAGAAAACACATGATAAGATTGATTTTACGGACATGCTTCTTAATTTTTTAGAAATGAAGACTGGTCCAGATTTAGATTTATTAATTGTTGATGAGGCACAGGATTTATCTCCTATTCAATGGAGAATGATTAAGGAATGTTTATTACCAAACGCTAAGAAAGCTTATTACGCAGGAGACGATGATCAATGTATATTTAATTGGGCAGGTGCAAATGTACGAGATTTTTTAAATGCCTCTGAAAATAAAATTATTTTGGATAAATCATACCGAGTACCAAAAATCATACATGAGTTTGCTAGTGATATAATTTCAAATGTTACTTTCAGACAAGCTAAAGATTGGCAACCTCGTGAAGAAAAAGGTGTGTTAAATTTTCACTTCAATATAATGGATGTAGATTTTAGAACCGGAGAGTGGTATATCCTTGCTCGTACAAATAGAATACTTTCAGAAGTTTCAGATAAACTTAAAAATGAGGGTTACATCTTTTGGAGAGAAGGATCTGGTTGGTCGGTGCCTCAAGAAATTATTGATAGTATTGAGGTTTGGGTAAAGTTATGCAAAGGAAAATCAGTAAGAGTACAAGAACTAATAACTTTCTCGAAGAAAACAAAGAAGGACATCATTGGTTATGGTGGAAAAAAACAAATAGAAGGTCTAGACTACGGTCATACATACACACTAGACGATTTATTAAATAGTGGTTTAGGTCAAAAGTTGAACCTAAACAAAAATATGACTTGGTGGGATGTTATAGATGTCAGCGAACAACAACGAATTTATATTACATCAGCACTTAGACGAGGAGAATCAATTCTAGTGGGCACTCCGAGGATTCGCATATCGACCATACATAGATCCAAAGGTGGAGAAGCGGATAACGTAGCTTTATTGTTAGAGACACCAAAAATAATACAAGACAAAGGGGATAAAGATAGCGAGCATAGAGTGTTCTATGTAGGGGCAACTCGTGCTAAAAAACAATTACATGTAATAGAAAGTGGGATAAAAAGTGGCTATAAAATCTAAAGACAGAGAATATTTTTTAAAAGAAGCAGAAGCACTCATCAATGGTCCAAGGGCGAAGGAGTATGGACCAGCTAGAAAAAATCATAAAAGAATAGCTGACATATGGAGTATACTTTTAGATAAAAAACTGAAAGAACCAATTACTCCAGAAGAAGTTGTTGCTTGTATGATCGGTGTTAAAGTTGCTAGACTTGCCGAAGATATATCTAAAGACGATTCCTGGACTGATATCATTGGGTACGCTGCATTAGGTGGAGAAATAGTTAATGACGAAAATGGATAAACATCAATATCATTTATTAGAACAAGATATTGGCGATGTAGCTTGGGGTAAGTCTGATTCAGATTGGTCTCCACCGAACACATTCCCAGACCTTACGTCATCAGCTAGAATTGCAGTTGACTTGGAAACAAAAGATCCAAACTTAATTAAGCTTGGACCAGGGTGGTGTAGAAACGATGGACACATAATCGGTGTAGCCGTGGCTGCAGGAGATTTCCACGGTTATTATCCTATTCGACATGCGGCAGGTAACATGGATAAACGTATTGTTTTTAATTGGTTAAAGAAACAAATGGCAACTCCAAACATACCAAAAGTATTTCACAACGCTATGTATGATCTTGGTTGGTTAAGAGCCGAAGGTATTGAAGTTCAAGGTAAGATAATTGATACCATGATTGCTGCACCATTAATTGATGAAAATAGAAGGTATTATAATTTAAATTCTTTAGCTAGGGATTACTTAAACGAATCTAAAAGCGAAAGAATCTTGAGGGCAGCAGCAGCTGAGTTTGGTATCGACCCTAAATCAGAGATGTATAAACTTCCATCAAGATACGTTGGTGCTTATGCAGAACAAGATGCAGCCGTAACTTTACGTTTATACGATCATCTTAGTGTATTATTAGAGAAAGAAGAATGCACTTCTATATTTGAATTAGAGTCTAGTTTGTTACCGGTTGTGTTCGAGATGAAAACAAAAGGTGTTAGAGTTGACGTTGACAAAGCCGAGCAAGTTAAGAAATTTATGGCTAAAGAAGAAAAGAAATTACTTCAGGAGATAGTCAAGGAAACAGGTGTCTCGATTGAACCTTGGGTCGCCACATCTATAGCAAAGACCTTTGACTTTCTTGGGTTGGAGTATTCTCGCACAGAAAAGTCTGGGGCTCCCATGTTCACAAAACAATTTTTGTCGAATCATCCTCATCCCACGGCAAATAAGATTGCCAAGATAAGAGAACTTAACAAGGCAAACACGACCTTTGTTGAAACTATTCTTAATCATGCACATAAGGGCAGAATTCATTGTGATTTTCATCCTTTAAGAACTGACGATGGTGGTACTGTAACAGGTCGGTTTAGTTCTAGCAATCCTAATCTTCAGCAAATACCTGCAAGGGATCCAGATATTAAAAAAGCTATTAGAGGTTTATTTATACCAGAAGAAGGAACCAAATGGGGATCATTTGATTACGCTTCCCAAGAACCTAGATGGTTGGCTCATTACTGTGCGAATTCAAAAGGAGATGCAAGACATCCTTTTATAGATGAAGTTGTACAAATGTATAAAGATGGTAAAGCCGACTTTCATCAAATGGTAGCTGACATGGCAAACATAAATAGAAAAGAAGCCAAGACTGTTAACTTAGGAATTATGTATGGAATGGGTAAAAAGAAATTAGCAGACACGTTAGATATTACAGAAGCCGAAGCTGTAGCTCTATTAGATAACTATAATGAGAAAGTTCCTTTTGTTAAAAACTTAGCAACAAGAGTTTCTAGCTATGCGGCAAAGCATGGAATCATACGAACACAGTTAGGTAGAAAATGCAGATTCAATATGTGGGAACCTAGAGGGTTTGGTTATAAGAAAGCTTTACCTAAAGACGAAGCAATAAAAGAATATCAAAACGTACAGAGGGCATTTACATACAAAGCTTTGAATCGATTAATACAAGGTTCTAGTGCTGATCAAACTAAAAAGGCAATGGTCGATTGTCATGCGGCAGGTCTCACTCCTACCTTGACGGTTCACGATGAACTATGTTTTAACATTGAGAGTAAAGAACAATCGGACACAATAATAGATATCATGTCCAATTGCATTCCAAACTTAAATGTACCTTTTGAAGTTGACGCAGAACTAGGTAACAATTGGGGAGAGGTTGGTTAGTAAACCGACTTTACATATTGATCATGTAAATCAGCCATAGGATCATCAATTGGTTTTTCATTTTTAAAAACTTCATACGCATGTGATCTTATATTAGACCTATTTAGTCCTATATCTTTTAATGTAGCATCGTCTAAGCTGTTTAAAGCTGTTATTGTTCTTCCTATCTTAAAGTTGTAAAACCATTTTTCAAACATTTATTTCTCCATTTCTATTATTAGTTATATATTGTTTCTAAATAGGAGATAAGAGAGCAAAAATGAAAAACACAAGTGCTTGAATAGCTTGAATTAACGGTAAGGTAGGTATCATAAACGTACAAAAGATAAGGTTATTTTAGGTATCAATCATACCAAGACTATTTGTTTCATCGATTCTCAGCCTTCTGAGAGCTTCTTTTTTTTAATGATTCCATGATTTCGGTACGTTTTTCGTCAGAAACAGATCCCCAAACGGATATCTCTTCAAGAGTTCTAAAACAACCAACACATATGTTATTCTTTATTTTGCACACGTTTAGGCACGGGCTTACAATAGGCTGTAATCTTTTTGTTCTTGGCATTGGGGTATGGAATCTCTGGCTGGTTGTTTAATCTTTTAGCAAAGTATAGGCAATGGTCAACATCTCTAAATGTTTGGTCTTGGTTAATAACTAATGTGCCTATCATATAGACTAAAACAAATTCTATCATTCATCTTTGGTTTTCCAAAAGTATTCATCTGTATCACCAAGCCTAGTTCTGTTTCCATTTTCAACCTGATACTCTACTGTACTAACTTTGAAGTCTGGTTGCAATGGCTCTTGCGGAGTTAAGGAGTTATCATAAACCCTCATCCTATTATTTGGATACAGGCAGAATTGTCCATTATCTAACTTTAATAAATTATGCGATTTATGTTCAGCTGGTGTTTCACTAGTGCTATAATCAATTGCGTTTATATCTGAATGATAATTATCTAAAGTGCAAATGTAAGAACCCGTCAATTTACCGTGATCCCTGCTTAGTACCTCATAGTCCATTGAACCGATGAATTGCTTAGAAATAGCAACAACACCATAATCCATGCAATTCCAAAATTGCAAATTATTAAGAGGTAGATCCGGTTCTGGAGTTTCCTTCTTATGAAGAAACGCACTGATAGGTAGCTTATCAAACAAAGCACCATACTCAGGTAAATAAGTCTCAAAATAAAATGCCCGTCCAGGAATAGATTTAGCACTAACCCAGACTCCAGCGACAAATTCCCCATGTCCATCCTGATGATCCCTTAAATATTCTTTTCTAACCCATACATCTTCCGAGGGTAAATTACAAATTAATTCAGCCATTAATGCATGGTCAACAAAGGTAACGAAGAAGAGCTATCATTGTAGTCCCCTTCTTCAAGGTAACTTCTTGTAACGATTTCTCTTTTTAAAACACCGTCTTGAATTCTATAGGTTATTAATTCTTGTCGTATAATTCCGCTTAACTCGGAATCAATAAAAGTTTTAAAAGGCCCGTCTTTCATTACCAAATCCCCTTCGTGTAACCATCTGTTCTATTATAAGTAAGAACATCTTTTCTATTAGCAAGATCGTTTACATAAGATACATGAACCCAACCAGAATTAGGGTCGGCTTTATTCCAGCATTCTAATATTAACTGATCAAAATTTAATTCTTTTTCAATGTATTTTGCCAATGTATAATTGCTTGTGCCATATATTTCTATGTCAGCTGCTTCCCCATCACAATGTTGCGATGTGCTTTTTGAGCCAATGGCTTCACACAAAGCCACAGAACGAAAACCTGAATTAACATTAATTGGTTTACCGAAACTAGTTCTAACTCTTTCAAGTATAGAATCACATAAGTTTTTCATAGCGTCTATTTGTATTTGATTTGGAGTGTTATCGATACCTTTTCTTTCGGCAGTTTGAGATTTAGTAAATTCAACTAACGTAAAGTTTTTTGATAAATTCATTATTGACTTCCTACAGATGCTCTAGTGGATTGGTTAGGTACTAAAATAGGACTTATATTACCACGAGTTGCACTATTAAAAATACCTTTTAATCTATCATCAATATTTATCTCAGGAGCCTGAGATATTGCTTGTTGAACTGGAGCGGAGGAAGCAACTTCTTTAATAGTTTCTCTAGTTTCTTCTTGACCTCTTTGAATTGTTTCTCCACCAAACTGTGCTATTGCTTCATAAGATTCTTGAAAAGCTAAACCTAATTTATCATCTCCTGGTGCTCTAGGACTTGTGGCTATTTTTAAAAAGGTTTTACTTCTTAATAGCTTAGACATCACAAAAAAACTACCGGCTGTTGAAAGACCAGCCACAGGATTTGCTATAATAGCGGCTAAAGATAAACCAATAGCTATTGATGCAGGAGCAAGACCACCTTTACCAGCAAGAGATTGATCAGACACAAGTGCCATATTTTTTGCTAATTTAAACAAGAGATCAGTTCGTTCTTTACCGAACATAGCTGTTAATGACTCAGTCCCTATTTTATCTAATTTAGTCTGTAATGCTTTTGCACCACTTCCTGACTTAACTATTTTAACAAAATTAGTTCCTATAGGATCACCAACACTAGACAATATTTTTTGCATAGATAATTGTTCAATAACATCAACAGATGCAGAGTTTTTAATAGTATCTTTTAATTTTAAAATATCTTGTGATCTACCATTCCTAAAAACATAATCAACAACAGACTCAGGGTCTTCTAAAATTTTTGTGTTAATAGTGTTTAAAAACTTGTCTTTTTTAATTAAATTAGCTTCGTCTGTAAGCTGTTTTAATTTTTGTACTGATTGAGATATTGGTAGACCTTCGTCAGCTAATTGTTTAAGTATAGTCTCATCAACAGTATCACCAGAATTAAAAACTTGTTTTACAAAATCATCAATTAATTTAAATTCTTGCGGTTTAAAAAGAACATCTTGTGTATCGCCTAAACCTTTTACGATACCAAAAAGAGCAGACCCATTTAATTTCCCATTAGGGTCCATTGATTTCCTTATTGATTCTTCAAACCAAGTTTGCCCTAAATTTTTCCTTATTGCTTCAGGTATAGCTTCTCCTGCTTGACCAGCAGCATTAACATCTTTTGCTAATTTCAACGCAGAATTAAATTCTTTTTCAACAGATATTCTGGTTGGATCATTAGCAGGAAAGCTTTGAACTTCACTATATCTTTTTTTAAGAAGTTGGCTTATATATTTGTCTGGAGCGACTTTTGTATCTATAGCTTTTGTTGCATTTAAAAAATCTTTTAATGCTGCTCCTTTATTAGGTTGGATAATTATTTCCATATCTTTAATTGGATTAATACCTAATCCTGTCTTTGTATTTTGAATTAATTGTGCGGCAGCCGTATCTTTAAATTTATCAACATTGTTTGTATAAAACTTATTAGCTTCATCTATAAAACCAAAAGCTTCAGCAGAATTTTTATCACCTGATTTCATTGCGTCAACTCTAGCTTGTTTAAAAGCATTATCCAAAGATGATTTTACTTGACCTAAAGCTTGACTGTTACTACCACCAATCAATGTTGGATCAAAACCAGCAGTGTTTAACGCTGATCTTAATGAGTTAGCATCTTCAACAGTAATCATATTATTTTCATCAGCTAATTTCTTTATTTCTTTAGCCCATCTCGAATCATCAAAGCCTATACTTAAATATTTTTTATTAACGGCTTTTAAAGTTTGTAATATTTCTGCTACTGGTATTATTGCTTGACCCTTTAATATTTTATTGGCTTTATTATAAAGTAAATCGTTATGATTTTGAAAACTTTTAAAAGAAAGACTAATTGCATCTCTCATCTCAACATCATCTGCACCACCCCTTATGGCTTTTATAACTCGTTGAGTTTGCTCTCCAATCATTTTTTCTACTTCTACTTGTTGTTTTCCTACCGCTAAAGATGCATCATCAAACTGTTTAGATATTTCACTATTCAATTCTTTTTGCAAACCTTCTATTGTATCATCAGATATATTAAGTGTACCTTTTACTTTATTAATTTGATTAATAACGTAACTAGCGTTTGCTTTTGCAGCACCTCTGTTTGGAAACACTCCTTCGTAAATCGCTTGAAGTCTTCCAAGAATCGGGGCACCTGTAGCTTCATCAATTGTAGGACGACCACCGTCTTTAACAATTTGAGCTATTCTTGATCTTGCTTGATCAGCTGATTCTTCGCCAATTCTTTGTGGGCCTCTACTTTTTATTAATAGTCCAAAAGCTCTACTTAAACCACGACCGACAATTTCTCCACCACCTGCAAATAAGCCTTCATAAATAGCATCTCTTTGTATCTCATCATCAGTTTGACGTTGATAACCTTGTTGCGTTTCCCAGTATTCATCTAAAATCTTAGCACCATACGATACTCCTGCAACAAGGGGGACTGAAACTAAAAGACTTGCTCCTCCTGTTAAGATAGAAGCACCGATTGCAACAGGTAAAGCTAAACCACCTTGACCAGCAAAATCAACAAAATCATATCTGCTAAAACCTTCTTCATCAATAGCTATTTCTTTACCATCTTGTCTAACTATTAACTCACCTTTAGAATCTTGTCTTACGTTTTCTTCTCCATAAACATCGTTAAGGTAAGCTTTTTTCTCTTCTATTGTTTCTTTCTTGGCTAAGTTGTATCGTATACCAGAATCTTTAATACCAGTTTTATAATCTATTTTAGCATCTTCTGGACTGACAGGTTTACCACCTCTTCTCTTGTTGGCTTCTTCTTGTATTTCTTTGAAAGTAGCTGTTCCTATATCAAAAGATTTTTTTTCACTTTTAGCTGTATTCGCTCCGTCTGACACAGCATCATAATCTGGATCATTGAATTTTGGATTCTTCTGTATATAATCGTCAGCCGTAGCTCTAGCTACTTCTTCATCCTCAGTATTTACTTCAAGCATTGTCCCGTTAGGTAATTCAATTCTAATAGCCATTATTATTTATCCTCAATCGTATTCACCAATGTCTACTTCTTCAACAGGTTTCTTCTTTATAATTACAGGTTCCATTTTTATTATGTTTTGAGTAGTTGATTTTTTCTCTGCTCCTGCTCCTTGAACCTTTTCACCAATACCAAGATTTTTCTTAAATAAAGAAGTAATTGGTCTTCCATCTTTTGTTAAAACTGTGTCATATCTTATAAAAATGGATTTAACTTTGTTTTCTCTATCTACACCCTGCGAAGCTATTAAATTTCTAAGAAGTTGAATCTTATCAATTACAGTCTCTCTATTTTGATAAAGTTTTGTACCTGGAGTATTAAAACCTTTCATAGTTTGATATAACATTGCTCTTTCTTTATCTGAAATTGTCTTTCCGCCTTCACCTAATAAAGCCACTGCATATTTAATAAGAGCGGTGTCAACTTTCGTATCAAAAGTTTCTTGATTTAAATCGGCTTTGTCTAAAACATCATAATTTAAAGCTGCTTTAAAAGAATTTTGAATCTTTTGTATAAAAGCTTTTCCTCCAACTATTGTTTGTCCGTCTTTAGCTAAATTTAAAATATTTTCATCTAAAGATGCAACAGAAAGAGCATTATTTTTTAAAGCTTCAGCAGTACCAGCTATATATAAACTATCCGTTGCAAATTGTTTATTAGTAACTTCTACACCATTATTATCAACTTTTTTACCCGCAACAGCTGTTAATAGTTTTTGATGAGCATTAAAAGTAGATTGATCAGCAACTTCTACACCAGATTTTTGAAGAGCAATAAGTTGTTCATCAGAGGCTTTTATTGATTCACCAGCTTTATACACTGTCCCATCCACATCAGTAAAATCTGAAGCATAAACATACTCAGATTTAGCTCTTCCTTCTTTTTTCTGTTCTAAAAATTCACCGACAGCTAACTTACCAGCTAATAGATCAGTCTCTAATCCTCTCGCTCTTTCTTTTTCAAGAGCTTGTCCATAACCTTGTAAACCTTGAGCGGCACCACGAGCAATGTTAGTTAATGCATTAGGACTTTCTCCTGATGCAATTAATAATCCTGTCATCATTAAATTATAATTAGCCGTTGATGTGATACCTGGTTTAGTTCCTGTCATATCTTTCAACAGTTCTCTTATATCTTTTTTAATTGCCTTACCATCAGATTTTTTACCTTTTAATATTTCAAAAACAGTTTTAGCTTTATCATCCTCTGATAAATTTTTATTAGCCAAAGTTTCAACAGCACTGTCTTTAATTGCCGAACCAACCGTTTCGTTTGATAAATTAGTTCTTTTTCCTGCAATTGCCTCAATTTCATCTTGCCGTATTTTAAGTTTTTTTGCCACATCAGGATTAATTGTTAAATTATTTTTATTCTTATTAACTACTGTCTTATCGTTCTTAACTTTCTTATCATCTGCTACTACTTTAGTCTCATTGGTAACTTTACCAGATTTAATTTTAGCTATTTTTTCTCCGATACCTTCTTTATATTCGGTTAATTCATTAGCTCTTAGTCTTGCCATACCCGATTTAAACATTTCAGAGTCTGTAGGAAGACCTTCATATCGATCATCAGATATATTAGTAAATTCTTCTGGAATAGCTTTACTTGTTTTTCCTTCTTCAGATATTTTAACAACTTTACCAGGAACTAAACCTGTATACTCATCACCCCTCATATCGCTATCGGTAAAAAAGCCTTTTGCTAAAGCTGATCCGGCATCCATTAAATAAGCAGGAGTTTGTAGTGCTCCCAAACCTACTTTACCTAAAGTTTTCCCAATATATTTTGCTACAGAGTCTCCTTCTTTATACTCTAAGTTTTTTGTTGTTTCTTCTGGAACCTTTGTTAGTTTCTTATTAGGTCCATCACCTTTAAGAGAATTAATTATATAATTTTCCATGGAGTTTTTTTCTCTTAAATCCCTTAATCTATCTTTACTAATAGTAGTAACCTCAGAAGAAGCGGGAACATTTCCATATAAACTATTACCAGTTCTAACAGCAACAGCAGACTTTGCCCTAACAGGTTGATTATTCATCATTGCTTTTTGGGCCGTGGTCATAAGTTCTGGGGACGAAGCAAGAATGCCCATAGGTTGCTTAGACATACCGGCTTGACGAAACATACTTCTATTTAATGGATTATTCATTTATCTTTCCTTAAAAAAAGCCTTTACCTTGATTAGCTTGCCCATAAGCACCTAACCCTGCAATACCAAGTCCCATTAATTGAGAGCTTGTGCTTGGAGGAGGTGTGGTTGTGCTAGATGTAGTTTGTTGCAGTGCCGGAACACCACGGAATATATCTGACATAAATCCAACTTGCTGATAAGGAAGAGACTGTCGAGCTAAATCGTTTGCTCTTTGTACGTCTAATGTTTTCTGTGCTTGACCTTGACCTAAAGCACCAACACCTAATAAACTATTAACATCTTGAACACCCATCTGTTGCCCCATTTGACCAAGACCCGCTGTGGCTTGACCAAGTTGACCGACTGTTGAACCAAGAGCCCCTGTTGATTGACCAAGTTGCCCTGTCAATTGTGCTAGATTGCCAAGACCTGCGGCAGTTTGCCCATAACCTTGAGCACCTTGCATACCTTGTTGACCAAGTTGCCCAGCTTGTTGCCCATATAAACTAGCTTGTTGTAATTGTTGCCCAGCTTGTGCTGCCGCTGCTTGTTGAGCAAGTCCAGATGCCTGTTGAAATCCAGCCGATCTTAACTGAGAACCAGTTCTAGCTTGCTGATCTAATACGTTTCTATTTATTTCGGCTTGTTGAATACCTTGTCGGCTTCCACCAAAAGCCCCCGAACCAACGGCTTGTGCATTGGCTCCTTGCTTTGCAATGTCACCTTGTCTTTGTATATCTTGATACTGCTGTTGAATGACATCATTCATATAAGGATCCATATACTGTTGATAAGCAGTAGGATCAAAACCATAATCGGCACCAGCCGTCATAGCTTGTGCTTGTTGAGTACCGGCTTGACCTAAAGCTTGTGCTTGTAGCATAGCCGTTTGTTGATCTTGATAACCTTGTTGTGCGGCTGGAAGTTGACCTAACGCATTACCAATAGTTCCAAGACCAGTACCGACTGCACCAATTCCTTGACCTATAGCTTGACTTCCTTGTTGTAGATAAGGTTGAAATGATCCAACCCCTTGAGTTGCATTTGTAATTGCAGCTTGTTGTGCTTCTGATAAACCAGCTAACTGTTGAGCGGAGTAGGGCATCTGTGAACCGTCACCGGTTAGTCCCTTTGCACTAGAAAATATATCTCCCAAAAACTCTTCTTGAAAAGGAGCTAATCTAACAGTTTGGGTTTGAGTGGTTGTATTCTCAGCCATTATGCGGCTCCTTCTAATTGTGACATCATGTCATACATTCTTGCAGCACCAACATCTCTGTCACCGCCACCTGCTCCACGAACAGCGTCTGCTGTTATTACAAATTCACCGTCTGATAATCTTGCTGGCACAGAATCAGAAGTTCCCGTTCCTGGACCGGTTACTTCCCCACCAATGGCTGCAGAAAAAACTCCAAACTGATTATAGTTACTAGCTACAGTTGGTTTGTTTGTTGAAGATTGATTTTTTCTAAGCTGATCATAATACGCTAATCTTTGTTCTGGATTACCACCATCAAAAGAAACTGATTGTCCAGCGTCATTTAAAGTTGTCAACTTACCACCTCGATACTGACCTTCTGCAAAGGGTGTTTCTTTAAAAGGCGATGCTTTTTGCTCGCCTAAACCACCAAATAAACCAGCTGCGGTGCTTGCTAATGTTAATTTACCTAACGTAGAATCAGGAATTAAATTACTAAGTATACCACCGCCAGAAGTACCAGTAGCTGCTTTTGCAATTGCATCAGGAGCTCTTACCGCTGTATCGGCACCAGCAAACATACTTCGTAAAGGAGAACCAGCTGTACTAAAATTCTTCATACCTGCACCTGGAGTTCCTGCTCCAGTTGCTAAATAGGCTGCCCCACCGGCTAATGCTGCATTCCTTAATGATTCTTCTGTACTTTTACCACTAGCCAACGATCCGATACCAGAACCAATAGATGCACCCATAGGTCCACCAAAATACATACCAATACCTGCCCCGATTAATGGTGCGGCTTTCTTTAAACTTTTTGTAATGTTTCTAAAAATACCCATGTGTTACATCTTATCAGTTTTTAAGTTATGTTTCAATGCTACAGTACAGCACTTGTACTAATTCTTGTCTTCGTAAGTTCTTGCACACTAGCAACAACATGTAATCTATTTGCTGTTGCAGCCGTTACCTTTAATACCTCTGCACTTTGCAATACTAAATCCCTTGTTAATAGCTCGATAGTTGTACTAGCCCCAACAGCTTTTACATGAAACAAACTAAACACAGTGGATCCATTAGTGATTGTAACTGTTATTGTATCGGCATTACCAGAATCTTCTGACACCAAGATTGAACTAACAATCGTTGCGTTAAAGTCTGCGTCACTTGGAGCCGTATATAAAACAGTTGCATTTGTTGTTGTTAAATCCAACTTAGCATTAGTTAAACCTTGTATATATTGAGGAATACTGGTTATTAACATTATCGTCTACCGTCCTCTCTTATATCAATACGAGGAGATCCTAACTTCCATTTACACCCTAGAGCATCCGAAGCTACTCGTAAAGCAAATGATCTTCCTCTAACTCTAACATCTAATTTTTCTGTAAATTTTTCTACAGGAGATGTGCTTGTTCGTGATGTAGTTCCTGAATCAGTATCATCAAAACTTGAGCCCGGAGAGTTACGAGCTTTAATTGTAAAAGTTGCATTAGGAGAACTCAAAGCAGTAGAACCATTAAAAGTTATGTCGGGTATTATTCTTTTTATAAAACTAAACTTTTCGCCATCGCCCATATCTATCGGTGCAGATTCTATAAAAGATGACATAGCAACGCCATCATCATCAAAGCCTGTCTCTTGATTGTAAATAAAACCCTCACTTGCAGCTAGAGGATTTCGTCTTAATCCTCTATCTAGCCATACATCACGAGCTAAAGTTCCGTAATACCAAGTTTTATCGTTATAATTAAAAATAACGTAATTGCTGTTGTCAGAAGAACTAGCGTTTGGATAAAACCATATAATTTCATTAAACTCACTGTTAACACCTGCATAAATTTTTTCTGTCTGTTCTTTATTCATGTCTAAAAAAACTTTGTCTTTTACAGTGCATGGTAAATTTTGAGTTTGCCCACCAGCGTATACATAAAATGTATCTTGACCCATCCAGTAAACAACGTCATCCACAGCAACGGCAGACTTAGGACTCATTATAGTTATATTTTTAGATAATTCTTGCAGACCAAAAGTAAATGGAGGACCTATAAATTTCATGGCATGAAGCGTCTTATCGGTAAACACTAAGATAGCTTGTTTGGTTTCAACGG